CCCAGACGTTTGTTACTCCGGTGGCGTATGATCCGGTGCTGCATTGCACTGGGGCATGGTCGGACGCCGACGCTGTGCTCGCGCTTCCTCCAGGCTGGGCCAAGGCAATATCTGGCACAAAGTAACTACCGTAAGCCGATCCGATGTTGAGCGCGTAGTGCCCGGGCACGGCACAGAAAAAGTAGTTTCCGCCTGCATCCGCGATGAACGGAGACAAAACAGCCGGCGGTGTCGTCGTCGTCAGAGCTACAGACGTATAAGTCTGAACGATATTGGCGCGGCAATTCGCGGCCGTCGATCCAGCCGTGCAGAGCGTGATGGCGGCAAGCGGTATCGGAGCAATCACGCCGTTGCTGATCGTCTGCGCGACGTTGTTAATGCACACTCCAGCCAGCGACTGAGCAACGGAGAAGCCGGAAAGAGCAAAGGCAAGAATAAGAGTCAGCAGCTTTTTCATTTAGATAATCTCCGGGCCTTTCGGGCGAGCGATGCGGCCCTGGTCCATGCCCACTATTTGTGCGGGAAGCATCTTGCGGCAGTCTCCGCAAAAGACGAGCGAGGCGATCTGTCCGCCAGGGAATTTCTGAAACATCAAGTTGAGCTTTACCGGATCAGCCGAGCAGTATGGGCAAACTGGCAGGATCGGCTGGGCGATCGGTTGAGCTTCGGTTGCCGCCTCTATTTGCGGAACTGCTGCTTCGGTTGCTTTAGAGCTGGTGCTTTCCATTTTGTTTTCCTCCCAATAAAAACTCGACGACCTCGAACGAGGCTGTCGAGCGTAATGGCTCCGTTTTAGTTCAACCGCTAGTGCCGGTAAAAAGCCTGATGCGTGCTTCCCGCCGGTGGAGCAGTTGCATAAACGATCGCGTTTCCTGAAAGCGTGTAATCTACCCCCTGCTTCATCACCATCCATCCGAGATAAAGCTTCAAGCTGGACGTCGGGATTGGAGCCTGTGGCAGCGTGAAATTCTTGTTGGCTCCATCGATCGTTCCGGCGGGCGTGATGCCCTCGGAAAAATTGGTGCCAGTGCTGCCAGTTCCGGAGCCTCCCGCGTATGTGCCCCAAGCGATAAAGCTATCGCTGCCAGGCGGAATTGTGGGAGTGATAGTAGCTCCTGCAAGGGTGAAGTGGATGCCTTGCGTCTGATAGAGACGGTTGCGATAGAGCTCAAGCGACGTCGGAGTCTCTGGCAAAACCAGGTTCGAACCGCTTACGGTCGGAACAACCGCGTCGAAAAACAACGGATACTCCGAGGTGATCGAATCGAGCCAGCAACGAGCCGGCTTAAAAAAGTTCACGATGGTCGTCAGGTATGCGAGGACCGTAGAACTGATGCCGCCGGTTCGAAAGGCAACTCCGAGCGATGATCCGCTGGCCGGAGCGAAGGTCAACGAGAGCGTCATGCCGGAGCTGGTGAAATCCGTCCCCGGACGCAGCAGCAGCCCATTGTAGAAAACACGCAGCGAGCCGGTAGCGGGTACCGCTGGAAGCGTGAACGATTGGTTGGCTCCATTGATCAGGCCCGCGGGAGCCTGTGAGTAGAGGACCCCAGATCCCAGACCGCCGAGCCCCACGCGAAATACTGCCCAGCCCTGATTTGCTGGCCAAGACGATCCACCCCACGCGCTCTGACCTTCCAGAATCGTGCTATCCGTGTATCCGCAAAGCGCCAGCGCCTGAATGATTGCAGCCGGGGTCCCCATGATTTTGTGGAGAGATAGCGCGTTCTGCAGAATAGCCTGAGGCGTGACCCCGAGCGCCAGCATCGGAACGGACGGCACCATCATGTCGAGCTGCCAGATCAGGTATGGCAGTATCGACTCCGGGATATTGGAGCCCAGCGTATAGATGAGCAGCGGAGTAAGGTCAAGCGACTGCAGGCGCGCAGATAGGGCAAGATGCGCCTGCGTGCGCAGATCGTTGATCGAGGACGCTGCTCTGAGATTGTTTGCCATTTTAGGTGGTCTTTAGAAACTGCGTGGACTCAGTGAAAATTCTGCTGGGCTGAACAATACGCACTGGTGCCGTCAAGATAGCAGGAAATGATGTCGACGGCTCCGCTGGTGGCGGTGATGGTTGGGACCGTTCCTCCCGGCCACTTACCGCCCGAAATAAGCCCAGCAAAAGAACCGCTAGAAGATTGAATGATCTTGAGCTGAATAGAGATCGTACCTGAGGATGGCTGCGTAAAGGTCAGCACGCAGGTATCCCCATCCGTAAGTGTGATCGTCTGTCGATTGCCATTGGCCGAGGCTATCGTTTTGGCCGTCGTGCAGGTGCCGTTGCTAAACTCGGCATTCATTCCCAATGGCCCGGTCAAGGTACCGCCAGCCAGGGGAAGGACGGCGTTAGCCGCGGCGCGCGATGTATCCGTGGGATGAACATGGTCCGCTCGCGCATAATTCGCGCTCGTACCTGCGGCCCCGGTCCCGTTCATTGAGGGCGTTGAACTTGACGGGGAGGGCGGTGCTACATACCCCAAATTGGCGAGCGCTCCGGTTGCGGTGGGAGACCCCGTGCCGCCGTGATTGACCTTTGTGACCAGAACCCAAGTACCGGTGCACACCCAAAGATTCGGCTCGTTGTTCACTTCCTGATATGTCTGCCCTTTGTTGGCAGGTGAGCAGACGGCCTGAGGCTTTCCGTTTCCGGTTAATACAGGCAATGCGCTCTGTGCCCAGCAGATTCCTACGAATAGCATAAGGACTGCGACAATCTTAGATACTGGTCTCATGATGATCTCCTAGCTAGCTGGTTGGTTGCGCGTACCCATGACTACCGTTAAGGTCAGCGCTGTGCAATTGGCCCACTGGCCTGACTGAAGCGTGAAGCTTCCGTCCTCGGTTGGCGTCAGCGGGGTGCCTCCGATGTTGGCTGCAAGCGTCAGATCCACGTCGTAGACACCGATGATCGAAAGCGCTGATTCCCACTGCGAAAGAATGATGTCCTGCTCGATGTTGGCGGCCAGTGACAGCGCCAGCGCCTGTGCCGCGGCGGTAATGCCTGCTGCAATCGTCGCGTAGTTGGCATTTCCGTAAAGCGTGATTACTCCGGTCACCGTGTAGTCAACTTCAACCACCGGAAGCACCGAGACGGAATCGCAGAGAGGACGCACGTTCTGTGCGCTCAGGGCGGTCTGCACGGCTGCCAACAGAGTTCCAGAGGCGATGCCAGCGGCGTTTGGGGAGGCTGCCGGCTGGCTGACCGGACCGGTGAGGATATAGACGCTCACGGATCCCGGAGCCGGCGATAGGACTTGTGCATCGACAATCGACACGCTCACGTCGAGCGCGAGCGATCGATACTGCCCGGATGGCCCGGCAGTTGTCAGGTTGTTCGGCGCGGCCTGAATGCGTGTCCGGTAATGATTGTCGAGCTCCTTGTCGGTTCCCCCGGCGGTCGTTGCTGTGTTCGTTACGCTCGCCACCAGTGGATTGCTTCCCAGTAGAACGCTGAGCTGGCCTACCAGATATCCGTTTCCGCCAGATCCCGGCGTCGAGCAGGAGACGGTCACCGTTCCGACTGTCTGCCCTGCCGGGATCGTCAGAGCTGCGGTAGTCGTGAAAATGTAAGCTCCGTCAGAGGTTCCAATCTGGGTTCCTTGCGCGATCACTGTTGCTGAGGGCTGCACCGCGGTCAGCGTGAATTGCTCCGTCGTCGTGGCTGGCTGAGCCGGTAGGCGTGGGCAATCGAGATACTCGCCAAGGTAATCGAGCATCGGATACGCGGCAAAGGCGAGCAGGTTCTGCAGGCCGCAGTACTGAATCGCGTTCCTGACTAGCAGTTCGCGATAGGCGTACAGGTTGATCAGTAGTTGCTCAACTTGCGCCGGATAAAGAGTGCGGTCGGTGTCAGCCTCAAACTGCGCCACCATGTCATCGAGGATCGACTGTGCGACCAGGCCGTCCGAGTCGTTGACAAAGGATGGGGTAGGCAAATCAACGGGGACTGTTTGCGGTGTACCGGTTGCTGCCGGGATCAGCGACGATGGGATCACGACGGGCATTAGACTGTCCCTCCTACCGGCAGAACCGTTGTCTGCGTTAAGTTTCCGAGCACTGTATTCGCTTGGTTGATCAGACCCAGATTTGGTTTCCAGGTAACCGTTACCAGAAGCTGTCCTGGAATCGACTGATTTGCTTCCGCCGCTACGCTCTCAACGGTGATCCGCGGCTCCCAAGTCTGAATTGCCGAAGTCACGGCCGCCACGATCGCCGGGATCGCTGCCGTCAGCGGGATATCGAGAAAGCTTGTCAGGTCACAGCCGAAATTTGGCCGGAATGGATCTTCTCCTGGAATCGTGCCAAAAATGATCTTCAGGCACTGGTGAACGTCTGCGAAGGCCTGCACCACCTGGCCAATGCCTGAACCAGAATCACCTCCGGCTGTCGAGTCCAGCATGAGTGACCAGCTCGATGACTTGATGTTCTCAAGCGTTGCGTATGGAAATGTAGAGGTCATGGTCAGTTCGAAGTCTTAACCAAGGTGCTCGCGATGGTCTCCGCCGTCCAGGGCGTGTTCGGCGTTGGACTGCTGCCATGGACATGAGCGTTGAAGGCCGCAATCAACAGGCTGACCAGTGCCAGCGCATCAGAAGCCGCGGCGCCGCCAAGTGAAAAGGAAACTGTTGATGCTCCTTGAATGGTTGCGTTCCCGTTCTCGTCAAGCCCGATCGATCCGCCGGCCGGTTGTGTCAGCGTGAACTTTCCACCACCGCACAGCGAGATTATCAGCTCGTGGGTCTCGCGATTGTACTTAATCTCCGTGCCGTCACTGAAGCCGATATAGGTGTCATCCGGAGTCAGTCCTTCGGGTGCCTGATCAGCATTCGAGGGAACACTTCCAACGACACAGCCTTCTTCGTCGTGCTCGTCCATCAGGACCGCAACCTGCTCGCCGACGTCCGGCTGCCAGAAGTACTTGTCGTCCTGGATCTTCGGGACTAGCACATGCAGCCATGGCGAGATGATATTGTCCATGTCCGGGAACTGAACTTTTACCCGGTAAGGCGGGACGCCCTCAACCTCGGTGACGATGCCGGTATTGAAATGTCCCTGAAGTTGTTCGGTTTCCACTCATCCCCCGTACTTATGCGAGATTATCTGTGTAGCTGCTCCGGTAATTGTGGTGCGCAACTCCAGTGTGGTCTTGTATCCAGCGTGGTCAATCCGATGCTTCGCTTCTTTCACGATGAACTTGACCGCATCGAAGCCGTTTTTCCCTTTGCCGAAACCGGCGACATTCACCGTGTTCCCCGCTCGATATGCCATCGTCCCCGAAATGATGATCTGGCCCTTGATCTGGGCCATGTTCGCGGCATGCAGCCCGGCCTGCGCCTTGAGCGATCCTTGCTGCTGGTTCTCCATGCGCGCAATCAGCCGGAGTGTGTCCTGCGAAGTCGCATTCGGGTCCGTCGCAAATGCGGTAAGCAACTTTTTCAACAGCGGGTCGAAGTGCGTGATGACCGACTTCAAATATGACCTCTCCCCGACGTGCTGCTTGTGGAATCGATAGCGAACGCAATCTGTCTTGTAGATCGTCGGATTCTGCGGAGTGGCGGCGTCAAGTTGCACCCGGCTGTAGAACACGAGCTGGTTGCCTCTAACGTTGAACTCGTAATTATGCGCATTCGCCAGCCGATGCAGGAAGGCAAGGTCGCTCTCTGTGCGTTGCGTGATCCGCTCAAAGGGCACATCCGGATCAACCGCATCCATCGAAACCGTCATCCCGTAGCGAGCTGCAACCGAGTTTGCTACTTCCGTCAGCGTCTGGTTCTCATAAGCGAATGACTTTCGCGTGCGGATCGCGTGCGAGATTCCCGCCTGAATAGCCCGCAAGGTGAAAGTGTCCGGTGGTCCATCACTCTCCCACTCGTCAACTTCGAAAAGCCCGCATGAGACCTGTGGGGCGCCCTGCCAGCCGATCGACAAGCTGACCGCTATTCCGGGCGCCGGTGGATGATCTTGGAAATTGTGGTTCACATCTTCCAGCTTAATTTCGAGCGTTGATGCCTTCCCGCCAATATGCTCGTTGAAGAAAATGTGAGTAGCGTGCGGCATCAAATTTCCGGTGATGTTCGTTCCACCGTAAGTGATGGTCCACGCCGGGATGTCCATCGCTCCCATATCAGCCCCAGGGTGTGCTCGTCGTGGTGGTCACGGTCGGTGTGATCAGTGGAACAAACACCTGCGTCCCGGACGCCACAATATCGCCAATCGGAATCGCCGGGTTGTTTTGAACCAGCGGCTCAACTTGGGTTGGGTCACCGTACATCTTGAAAGCGATCGAGTCCCATCGCTCGCCTACGGACACATAAATAATGCCGCTGGTGGGCGGCGAGGGGTTCACGTATTCGCTTACCAAGCCTGGGGTGATGACTCCTCCCCCCCCGCTTGGGATCACTACATTAGGCACTGGGCTGCCTCGCAATGGTCGTCATCGGCACAGCGGTAAAACTGGACTGCTGTGGAATTCCTGAAGGCGAGGCCGTTGCCGGCGAGACTACCAGCGTCGACCCTGGAGCGCTATTCTGTGAGGTAGTCAGTCCCGGCGGGTTCCCAATAACTGTCGGTGTCGGTTGCGAGCCTGCCGGCTGCGGAGAATCGATCCATTCGGTCAACTTCAGATCAAGCTCGGCCGCGATGATCGTGCCGTCATCGGCAAGCCATTTGTGCTTCAGCCTGGACTCGGAGATGACAAACTGTCCGAGGTTCGAATTGTTGCCAAAGACAAACTGCTGCGGCTGGTGAAAATCGGCAAGCTGCGCAAGTCCGTCAATAGCGGCCTGTGGCTTACACCACATCTGGTGAAGGTAGATCGATAACTCGACATGCTTCAGATTGTCATAGATCCATTGCAGGATCGGCGGCGCGCCGATGACTGTGATCGCCTGGTAGTGGTATTTTTTTTCTATCTCCAGCTTCGTAGGCGAAGCGACAACTTGAAACGAGATAGGACCGAAGGCGGCAAAAGACATTAGTTCGCCCCTGCATCGGCGAAGCTCAGGCGGGCAAGGCCCCTGAGGTTCTCGGCGTGGTCGTCGAGTTCGTGTTTCACGGCCGCGCCAACGTCGTGCGCGTCGGCTCCGGGCTCCATGGTTATGCTGATATGGTTGGTCTGCTCGATATGTGCAGCCGAAGATGACACGCTAGAACCGCCCGGAAGCGCGACCTGTTCCGGAACTCCGTACTGCACTGAAAGCGCCTTGACGTATTCTTCCATCCCGGAACTAAAGAATCCCTTGACCGCTTCCGCGGCGCGCGAGATCGTACCGACGATCGCATCCCAGTGCTTCCAGACTTCGTAGCTCACGAGTGCGAGTGCTGCAACGCCTGCAATGATCCATCCGACCGGGTTGGAGCTGATGAGTAAACCCAGCGCGGCGCCGATCGATCCTATGCCTTCAGTGGCTACCAAGCAGGCCGCCGCCCAGAGATTGCCCATCATGGCGAGCATAGTCCCAACGCCTGTAAGTCCCGCTCCCAATTTGAGAATACCACCGATCATTTTACCGAAACCTACTAAGCCAGAAAGAGTGAGTATGCCTGCGGTGATCAGAATGATGTCGCCAGCAATCTTCGTCAACCCGGGATGCGCTTCGGAGAGTTCGTCAATCCAATGAACAAAGGCAGACATGCGATCCACCAGATAGATAAGCTTCGGCAGTAGCTGCGTCCCGATAGTGTCGGCTAGGTTGGCAATCGTATTTCGCAGCCTTTCCATCTTAGCCTGTGGGGTATCGGCCAAAATCTGTGATGCCTTATTCAATTCCCCCGCGCCGTCCTTGAAATCGTAAAAACTAGATTTCAAATCGTTGAAGTGTTCGGCTAATTGCCCGAGAATAGCGCCCGCTCCCGTAAGATGACGATTAATCTCGGCCAGCGCAACAGGGCCCTTGTTGTGCAACGCTTCGATCGTTGCCATGAGATTGAGTTTAGTGTGGGCCTTGTCAAACCACGCCAGAGCCACGCCGTACCTACTCAGCGAACTGATCCCACTTTCATTTACCTTGGCAAGCTGCTCAATCATCTGAACCGCCTGCTGCGCCCCTCCGCGTGCTCCGCCCTTGTTGAGCCGGTTCAGTTCTCCCCATAGGCCAAATACTTGGTTTTGAGTAAGGCGAAACTGGTTGGCCACGGTTCCAAGTCGTCCGAGTTCCATTGCCATGCGCCCTGCACCAGCCGCTCCAGCAGGAAACAAATCCTTCATAATCGCTAGCTTGTCGCCCAGCACGCCCATCTGCTCTACCGGGTCCCTGCCCTTCTCTCCTAAGTTCTGGACAGCGGAAGATAGGATCTTGGCTCCCGTCGTTGCGTCTACACCGAGAACTGTTGCCAGTTTGGCCGCGAATTCCGTGGCTCGCTTTGTCTCTTCTACGTCGCGGAAGGTCTGATACAGTTGCGTTTGCGCCTTAGTTATATTTTCCAAGCCTACCGGAAGCGTCCGGGAGATTTCCTCTGCCTGCTCTTTGAATTTTGCTAGTTCCTCTGTGCTTCCCTTGGTGGCTAGTGCTAAGCGGGCCTGTGCCTGCTGAAAAGCCATAGCCGGTTCTGCCAGTCTGGTTAACATTTCATAACCGGCAAAAATTTCGCCCGCAGAGATGGCAATGTTCCCCAAGTTCGAAGAGAACTCTTCAAAATTCTCATTGATCTTGCGGAGAGGCTCCGAAACCTGATCGACCATTTCGACCAGGACTTGAAGAACCGATTTTTGCTCGTCACTAGCCATAGTATGTTTAATGCATTCTCAGCGAAGGAAACATCGTATGCGCTTTGAGAACATATTGCCGAAATTTGGCGTCATCAATTTGCAAAGTCGGGATGTGTGCGCCAATGAACAATAAGCAAAGTGTTGTGTTTTTCATGCCCGACATGCTACGCCAGAACCGTCACTTTGTCAGCTTTGCCGTCTGCTTGTCCACGTCTCGCCGGTATTCCCGCATTATCTGAAACCAGGAGACGACATCCTCGATGGGAAGATTGTCCAGATGATCCGGGCTCATCCCCTCGTGGACCATCGCACCCAGCGCGCTCATTGTAAGGACGGTGATTCTTCCTTTTCCGTCTCGACCGTCTGCACCTTCGCTAAAGGGACGAGGCATTTCCCCGCCTCCCCTTGCAGCGCCAGCACGTCGTCAAAATCCATGTCTTCAATCGATTCCATGGTGACGCGCTTCCCGTCGATGAGCGAGAGTTGAGCGATCAGGCTGAAAAGAATGCGAAATTGATCCGCGCCTGGACCGGCCGCCATCAATGCCTTGCGGAGGTCGCGCCCTTTGCCGCGCAAGAAGATTACGTGCTTGCCGCTGGGAAGATCAAACTCGCGACGAATGTTCTCAGGTAAAGGCTTGGTTTCTGCGGCTCCAGGGATCGGAGCCATAAGAGTGGGTGTCATGATTTCTCCTGGTGCGATTGTTTCGCTGCCGGGTTAAGGCTGAACGGATTACGTTCAGCCGTGAAGGTTAGCCGCCGATTGCCGCCCTGTAGAGTGCGAGCTGGTCGACTCCTCCAACTAAATACTGATTCGACATTGCGTCATAGAGATAAATCTGCACTCCTGCCACGTACAGTTCGCAGTGATAGACAGCAAAGACGGAGGTGAACTCGACCAGTTCTTGTGCTTTGAAGTCGATGTCACCGACGTCCTTCGGAAGTCCCGTGAAGTTGTAGATCACCGGGGCTTCGGAAATTTCCCCGCCCGCCGTGATGGTCTGAAGGTCTCCCATGCAGCTCACGAGGGCGAGCTGGCTGGACAGCGAGACGGCAGAGAGAACGGCTGGTTCAAAGCTGCTCCATTTAATCGTCGACTCCAACTTATCCCACCCGGTTGGTATCTCGACGCGCCCGGCCATCCCCAGACCCTTGTAGTCTGTCATCATGCGCTTCGGCTGTGGGATCTTTACCTCAGCCGCGCGCCCAAGGAAGTCCTGACCATTCAGATATACGTTTACGTTCCATAACGTGTTAACGACAAGCTGTCCCATGAGCCACCTCTCTGTTTGTTTCTCCCCTGTGGCACGATGAACACAGGGTCATGCCGTTACTCAGGTCATAGCGGAGTTCCGGAAATTGTTTTACTGATTTTTTGTGATGAGCGTGCTCTGACTTGCCGGACAAGTTGCGCCTGCCGCATTTCTGGCAGGTATGATTATCGCGATCCTTGACCTGCCGAGCCCAGCGGTTATCGCCTTGCGTCTGCCTTGATTGTCCGTGCGTGGTCCTCGCCTTACGGATTCTCTCTGGCTTAGTGCAACCACAGCTTTGCGATACTCCGGTCCTTAGACTTCTTCCCTCGACAACCCTCACCGTTCCGCAGTCACAGACGCAGAGCCATCGCCTGCTCTGTCCCCTCTGACCGGGAGGACAAATACTGAGGACAGTCCATGAGCCATACCGGCCGCTCATCCCTATCGTTCTATCGGGAACAAATTTCAACCTTGGCTCCTTAGGCGGTCGGTAGAACTTGATTCGCGTTACTGTTGCTGGAGACAGTCGGACCGAGGTTAGAAAGCAAGCTCGTATCGACTGCGAAGTTGTAGATGATCTGCTCTGCCGGCGGCGGCGGCATGACGTTGACCCTGAACACGATCTGCCCATTCGCCAGACTCGTGGAAGGGTTGTCGGCCGGGTTGTAGCTGACCGAGCTGCCGGCGACGAGTGCTCCCTTCTGCACCAGGCTGCGAAGGAAGGCGTTGACCGAGGTCAGGATGCTGTTGATCAGGCCATTGGTGATCGGCTGATCGGCAAACTGCAACGAGGCATACTGGATGCTTTGCTCGATCACGTCCAAAGTGCGCCGGATGCAGATGAAGGTCGTCGGGCCGGAGCTACCCGGAAAGCTTGATGCGCGGTTTCCCCATACTCGATAACCGGTTCCGAAGGCATTGAAGATGGTCACGATTCCCGCAGCGTTCAGATTGTTGGTGTCGCTATTCGGGTCGAAGGCCGACATGTAGATATTCATATCGGG